GGTTGAAGACCTATTAAAAACAATCCACAAATACGATGACTCTCTGTACATGGCGACTGTGATTGGCTGCATGGAGATTGTTAAACAGCAACTGATTGATGAGGCAAAGGAGGACGGGCATGACTGAAGAAGACGATGATACACAGGTGTACAAGAAGCCGTGGGTAAACCTGAGTGATTCACAGATAGAAGCGATCTACTACGAGGTGGTAGCGGAACACCGAGGTGCGCCTATGCCTTGGGGACAAGTAGTGTTTGCAAAAGCGGTGCAAGCTATGTTGAAGGAGTTGAACGCATGACACTACAAGAACAGTTTGGGCAAGCCAAAGTACAGCTTGAACAACTTGTCGCAGGTAGGCCGAAGTTTTATCGTGCATGGGAGGACACATGGGCTACGTTTCACGAAGATCCAGCCGCTTTCCGCAAGGCATACGACAGCTTGTACGGCTATGACGTTGAGAAGAACAAAGTTTGGGACGAAGTAAAGCGTCTGAGAAAAATAATTGAGGAGAACGCATGACCTACGAAGAGTTCATTGACTTTGTTAAATCAGAGTGTATGCACGAAACCATTTACGAAGACAGCGAAGGCAGACTAATCCTTGTGATTGATTTGCTGAGCGCATACGTCATGGTGAACAAACTCAAGGAGAATTGGAAAAAACCATACGGCCCAAAGGTGAACACATGAGGCCGCACTTTAATTTCCATCGGCGCATTGGTCTCACCCCCAGCGTTGGGGTTGAGTTTGCCAACTACAACTCAAGTGGGACAATCATCCTGCGTTTGTGGTGGTCTGCGGTTACATGTACGTTTGATGTCCCCAAGCGGTATCGGAAAGTGGAGGACGAAGAGACCCGTTTTTACAGACAACTCAGGGAGAACATATGACAATACAGCTTGCAGCCGACGATGGGGATTTTTACGGATTGCCCCGTGACTCGGTAAGTTCGTCAAACGCGGGCGGCAATGGCGTGACTGCTGGAGAGACAGCACCTATTAACGTGGGGGTAAAGCGGTGATTAAGTACGACGGCTACGACGAAGCGATCATTGGGCCAGCGTATATCTGGCGTGACAGTACGCACGTATCTGTATTGGTTTACGACGCGGAGAAAATACGGGATATTCTTATGAAGCGTGATGGCATGTTGCACGAGGACGCACGTGAGTTTATTGAGTTCAATATTGAAGGCGGCTACTTGGGTGAACAAACCCCTGTGCTAGTTTGGCCTAATGACCTATGGGATTGGGATGAGTCATGAGTATCGTTTGGTCATTCAGCAGCCTAAAAACATTTCAGCAGTGCCCTAAGAAGTACTACCACACTAAGATAGCTAAGGACATTGTCGAACCTGACACAACGGCAACGCTGTATGGCAAGACTGCTCACACTGTGGCGGAGGAATACGTCAAAGATGGAGTCCCGATCCCTAAAGCGTTTGCGTATATGCAAGCTACTCTAGACGTTCTAAAAGAAATCCCCGGAGACAAATTATGCGAGGTAAAGCTTGGGTTGACAAAGAACTTGGAAAGTTGCGATTTCGATGCACCGAATGTGTGGTGGCATGGGATAGCCGATTTGGTAGTTATCAATCGGGAGACTGGGACGGCTCACTCGGTCGACTACAAGACAAGCAAGAATGCGAGATATGCGGACGTGAAGCAACTCGATCTTGTAGCCTGTGGCCTGTTCGCCAAGTTTCCGGAAGTCAAGAGGGTGAAGTCTGCTCTCCTTTTCGTGGTGAGTAAGGAGTTCGTCAAGGCTGAGCACCATTCCGAGATGTTGATTAAGTACATGGAGTCCCCCTCCAAAGATGTTGCAAGAATTGAGGCGGCATTGGACAATGGTGTCTGGAACCCAATCCAAGGCCCACTGTGCAAGTTCTGTGCAGTGAGAGATTGTGAATACAACAGGAGCTAAAAATGGAAAATGATTATGTACGCGCACGGAAGACAGACCCCTCGACAAGCCATGAGGCAGCGGATAGAGTAAAAGAGTTTGTTCACGCGCACTACCAACAAATACTGCAAGCTTTACTAGACCACGGCCCATTAGGTAAAGACGGTATAGCTAAGAAAGCTAATACGAATAACCGTGAGGATGGGGTTGCTATATCTCGCCGACTGCCTGAGTTGCAGAAGATGGGTTTGGTACTTCTTACAGGTGAAAAAGTTCAGTCGCGTAGTGGGCGCAATGAACGTGAGTGGGTAATTAACCAAGACGCTTATAAAGAAAGGGTCAAACAAAATGCCATACGTAAACAAACCCCGTCCGTATAAAAAAGAGTACACCCAACAAATTACACGAGGAGAAGCTGATGAACGGCTGGAGCGACAACGAGCACGAGAGTCAATTGACAAGAAAAGTGCCGACACAAACAAAGACGGACGTGCTGATGTCCGCGAAGGCAAAGATGTTGCTCATATCAAAGCACTATCTAAAGGGGGCGCTAATAAAAACGGAGTCAAGCTTCAGTCGCCTTCAGCCAACCGATCGTTTAAGCGTGGCTCAAACCACAAAGTAGTGTCAGAAGTAAGCACCAAAGAACGTAAGAAAAAATGAACCTATCAGAATATACGTGGCCCCGCCCACCGGGGTTCACGCCGTTTGAGCATCAGAAGACTACATCAGAATTTCTCACCATAAACCGCAAGGCGTTCTGCTTCAACGAGCAAGGTACAGGTAAGACAGCATCAGTTATTTGGGCTGTGGACTACTTGATGTCCATTGGTTTAATTAAGCGTGTGTTAGTGATCTGCCCTCTGTCGATCATGAAGTCGGCTTGGCAGAACGACTTGTTTAAGTTTGCTATCCACAGAACCGTATCAATTGCTTACGGAGCCGCACGTAAGCGCAAAGAAATTGTGAACGCTGGTGCTGAGTTTGTCATCATCAACTTTGATGGCGTTGGCATCGTTAAAAAAGAAATCATTGCCGGTGGGTTTGATCTCATCGTAGTGGACGAGGCGTCAGCCTATAAGAACGCGCAGACTGAGCGTTGGAAAGACTTGCGCGATTTAGCAAAGAACATCAAGGGCTTGTGGATGCTGACTGGTACGCCTGCTGCGCAGTCACCTGTGGATGCTTACGGATTGGCAAAGCTTGTGAACCCCAAGGGTGTGTCGCCTTTCTTTGGTCAGTTCCGAGACACGGTGATGATGAAGCTCACTATGTACAAGTGGATACCGAAGCCGACCGCACAGCTAATTGTCCACAAAGCCTTGCAGCCAGCCATTCGGTTTGAGAAAGCCGACTGCCTTGATTTGCCGCCCGTTACGTTTGTTGAGCGAGACGCACCACTGACCCCGCAGCAGTTAAAGTTCTACAACATACTTAAGAAGCAGATGCTGATCGAGGCTGCTGGCGAAGAGGTATCAGCCGTTAACGCTGCCGTACAGATTAACAAACTCCTGCAAATAGCTGGAGGTGCGGTGTATACGGATACAAAGGAAGTCATTGAGTTCGACGTAAGTAGCCGACTGAATGTGGTGCAAGAAGTCATCGAAGAGTCAAGCCACAAGGTGCTTGTGTTTGTTCCGTTTACGCACACCATACAACTGCTTGAGAAGCACTTACAAAAGAACAACATTACGTGCGAAGTAATTAACGGCGCGGTTCCTGTAAACAGGCGCTCAGACATTGTCAAGCAGTTCCAAGAGCAGCCAGAGCCAAAGGTGCTAATCATCCAGCCGAAGGCGGCGTCACACGGGTTAACGCTAACTGCCGCCAACACAATCATTTGGTATGCTCCATGCACAAGTGTTGAGACGTACCTACAAGCTAACGCACGTATCGACAGACCGGGGCAAGTCAACAACATGACTGTGGTACACATCAAGGGTAGCCCCATCGAGGCCAAGATGTACGCACTGCTTCAGGGCAACATTAACAACCACCAAAAAGTAATCGACTTGTACCGCCAAGAAATTTCTTCGGAAACTCTTGACAATGTAAAAAGTTAGAGTAGAATTAGATTTGTGTGGGCCTTTGCCGCCACACACTTAACCATTAGGAGAATTAGATGGACGAAGACGTCAAGGACAGAGTCACCCCCGTAGATTTGGACAAGCTGACCACAATCTACATCAAGATTAGAGACGCCCGTGCCGACAACAAGCGCACGTTTGAGTCTGAAGACAACGAACTTAAAGAGCAGATGGAAGTGCTAGAGGCACAGATGCTCGATGTATGCAAAGAGATGAAAGCGGATAGTATCCGCACCCCACACGGCACGATCATTCGCTCGGTAAAGTCACGGTACTGGACGAACGATTGGGATTCAATGTACGACTTCATAGAGGAGCACGGTGCATTTGGCCTGTTAGAGAAGAGACTTCATCAAACAAACATGAAAGACTTTCTCTCTGAGAATCCCGAAGTTCTACCACTTGGCCTCAATGTGGAGAATTCTTATTCCGTGGTAGTTAGACGTTCAAAGGAAAAATGAAATGAGTAATGTCATGGTCATCAACGAAGACTTGCCTGACTTCCTGCAAAGTGCAGGGGTTAGCGAGCTTACAAAACAACTCGCCGGTAAGACTGGCGTTAAGCGCATCGTGCCTAAAAACGGAATCTTCCGTAAGACGGTCGGTGGTGAAGAGATGGGGAAAGTCAAAGGCAGCTTAGACGTCATCATCGTTAACGCATCTCCCGCTGTGGGCCGCATCTTCTACGTAAAACCGTGGAGTCCTGATGCCGAGCCGACTGCGCCCGACTGCTTCTCTAACGATGGTCGCACACCTGATGCCGGTGCAGAGAACCCACAAGCTGAGCGTTGCGACAACTGCCAACAGAACATCAAGGGTTCGGGCATGGGCAACTCAAAGTCTTGCCGCTATTCACGCCGTATCGCTATGGTGCTGAAAGAGGATTTCGGTACTTCACTTGAAGGCGAAGTCTATCAAATGAACTTGGCGTCCAAGTCATTGTTCGGTGAGGGCGCGGGTGAAAACACGCACACCTTTGAAAACTACTCCAAGTATTTGTCCAACAACGGCAAGAGCTTGGACTACGTTGTTACGCAGATCAGTTTCAACGAAGAGAACGATAACCAGTCTGTGCTGTTCACGCCGACTGGCTACATCAACAAAGCGCAATTTGCTGTGACTAGCGAAGTAGCTAAGAAACCTGACGTGTTGAGGATGGTCGTTATGACACCATACCAAGCTGACATGGCGGGCAAGCAAGCTAAGTTAGATGCACCAGTTTCCAAAGCCACTGCGCCTAAAGCTGAGTCTTCCATTGAAGAGCCAACTAAGCGTGAAAAGAAAGCTGAACCTAAACCTACAGTTAAGAAAGACCTTGACTCTGTGGTGAAGGCTTGGAGCGACGAGGAATAACTATGCCCTACGGTTACAGCCAAAGCTTGGTGTACGCAAATAAACAAGCAAACATTAAGTCTTTGGGTGTGGCCTTGGGACGTGTTTGTATTCGTGCGGACATTAGCGTTAGCGAGGTTGCAGGGTTCTTCGGGGTATCTCGGATGACTATCTACAATTGGTTCAAGGGGGACTCTGTCCCCTACCCTTGCTACGCTGAAGTCATCAGCGAATACATCACCCGCACCAAAGCTACCATCCAAACAAAGTAAAACATGTCATCTTTCGATCTGCTTGATGCGGTACTGCCACCGGAAGGGCGCTACTGTGTGATAGGGATTGGCAAGTATCCTGACCAACATTTTGTAGAGACTAAGGAACAGGTTGAAGAGTTAGCGAAGGGGTTTGTTAAACGCAAGATTGACGTGTTCTTTGGATGCGCCAAGTTTGGTTCGTTAGACAACCGCACCCATGAAAATGCAAAATACTTCCGTGCTCTGTGGATGGACATTGATTGTGGCCCAACCAAAGGTGTACCCGACAAAAAAGGCATTATCAAGGGCTATCTCGATCAGCAAACTGGACTCGACGAGTTCAAGAAGTTCTGCATTACGGTCGGCTTACCAAGGCCAATATTAGTTAGCTCCGGCTACGGCATACATGCGTACTGGCTGCTAGAAGAAACAGTGTCCCGCCGAGAGTGGGAGCCACTAGCCAATAGGCTTCGTGAACTGTGCGTTGAGCAAGGGTTAATTGTGGACTCCTCAGTCTTTGAGGCTTCACGTGTCCTGCGCATCCCCGGCACATTCAATTTTAAACAGGAAGACCCTAAAGAGGTAACAGTACTAAACGAGTTGACGCCTCGCATGACATACCAAGAAGTTAAAGACTTGCTTGGTGCGCCTGAACCAAAGGACGATACACCCGATTTCATCCCTCGCTCAATGAGCCCGATGATGGAAGCACTCATGGGTAACAAAGTCAAGCGGTTTAAGACGATCATGATGAAGGGTGAGGGCGGGTGCGCTCAACTTAACTACTGCTTTGAAAACCAAAACAGCATCGAAGAACCGTTATGGCGCTCCGCTCTTTCTATTGCAGCTTTTTGCGTAGACGGAGATAAGGCTGTACATAAACTGTCAGACCAGCACGAGGGCTACGATGCCGTAGAAGTTGACAACAAGGTTAATAACCTACGTAGCAAAGGTGGCCCACACCACTGCGCGACATTTGCAAAACTCAATCCGCAAGGCTGTGAGGGTTGCATCCATAGAGGCAAAATTAAATCGCCCATCATGCTCGGCGTTGAGATTGAAGAGGCCGATGCAGAAGATAACGAATACGCCGTTGAAGATGAAGACGGTGAGGTTGAAATACAGCACATCCCAGAGTATCCGTTTCCGTTTTTCCGTGGCAAGAAGGGTGGCATTTACATTCGCCCCGAGAGCGAAGACGAAGAGGCCGAGCCCAAACTTGTTTACGAGCATGACTTTTACGTAGTCAAGCGCATGCGTGACCCCGAGCTTGGCGAGATAGCTTTGTTTCGTTTGCACTTACCGCACGACGGTGTCCGAGAGTTCAGCATCCCTACGATGGGTATCTCTTCACCCGATGAGTTGCGCAAACAGTTGGCACACAACGGAGTTGTAGCTCATAAGTCACAGTACGAATTACTCGCAAGATACGTTGTTTTCTTTATAAAAAATTTGCAATACATTAAAAAGGCAGAAACCATGAGAACTCAGTTTGGTTGGGTAGAGGGGGACAGCAAGTTCATCCTCGGTGATCGAGAGATTACAAAAGACGGAGTGTTTTACAGCCCGCCGTCGAGCGTTACAAAAGATGTTGCCGCAAAACTAATTGTTAAAGGCACGATGGAGAAGTGGAAAGAAGCGTTCAACATGTACGCTAGAAAGGGGCTCGAACCCCATGCGTTTGCCGCGCTCACAGCGTTTGGCTCACCACTGCTGAAGTTCACAGGTCTTGAAGGCGCGATCATCAACGTGATTCACCCTGACTCTGGTTCGGGCAAGTCGACGGCATTGTTTATGTGCAACAGCGTGTACGGTCAGCCCAAGGAGTTGACCTCCATGTACAAGGATACGTTCAATGCAAAGATGCACCAGCTTGGTGTGATGAACAACCTGCCCAACACCATCGACGAGATTACCAACCTCAGTGGCATGGAGTTCTCTGACTTGGCGTACAGCATTAGCCAAGGCCGTGGCAAAAACAAAATGAACGGCTCAACAAACACTCTGCGTGTTAACAACACTAGCTGGCAGGGCACGACTTTGTGCTCGGCAAACGCCAGCTTCTACGAAAAGTTAGGTGCGGCAAAGAATACACCCGATGGCGAGTCTATGCGTCTGCTCGAGTACAAGATCGAACCTAACAGCGCGATTGGTGTGCAGGAGGGCAAGCAGATGTTTGACCACCAACTGCGTGAGAACTTTGGCCATGCCGGTGAAATCTACATCCAGTGGCTTGTCAATAACTTGGAAGAAGCAGTAGCCCTGATGCGTAAGATTCAGGCTCGGCTCGATAAAGAAGTACAGTTTAGTCAGAAGGAGCGTTTCTGGTCGGCTGTATCAGCTTGCAACATAGCTGGTGGTTTGATTGCGTCCCAACTGGAACTGCACGACTACGACATGAAAGCTGTGTACGACTGGCTCAAGGGTATGCTTAACGAGATGCGGTTTGAGATCCAAGCACCTAACTCAACACCCGTAACAATCCTTGGTGAGTTCGTTAATGCGCACATCAATAACGCCCTAGTAGTGAACGGTGAAGTCGATTCTCGTAGCAACCTACAGTCCATGCCTATGCTCGAGCCCCGTGGAGAGCTACTCATACGCTACGAGCCAGACACTAAGGAATTATTTATTGCGGCCAAGCAATTCAAAGACTTTTGCGTCAAGCAGCAGATCAACTACAAGACTACTCTGAAAGAGTTGGGCAATGCCAAGATTTATGTGGACGGTGTGAACAAGCGGATGTCCAAGGGCATGAAGGTTGTGTCCCCCGCAGTTCGGGTGCTGAAGTTCGATGCCTCAGCCGCCGAGTTCTTACAGATGGATACTTTTGCGGTTGCAGATGAAAATAGAGACGGTGTCGTACCAGATTGACTGGTCTAAGTTCCGGCGCGGCTATTCTTTCTTTGTACCCTGCATTGATGATAAAGCCGCCCGGAGAACAATTGCGGCAATAAGTAAGCGGCTAAAGATGCCTACAGTTACGAAGGTAGTTATAGAGGAAGGCATCAAAGGTTTGCGAGTGTGGCGGGTTTGAGCTACACTGCTCATGTTGGCTTCTCGCAGTTGCTGACGTTGCTACTCCTCTTTATCCCCGGCTAATCACCGGGGATTTTTTCTGCCTTTCGTTTAGCCGCCATCTCAGTGGCCCGTCGATCTAGACGATCTTGCAGCTTGTCCGCAGCTTCTCCAACGATTGAAACATTCTTCTCCGTGACGTTCACACCTGCACGAGAGCTTGCACGTTGTTCAGCCTTCTTGAGAAGCGAATTGTAGATGGAGTCGGCATCAAGTGCGTAAGACGGGTTCTTCTTGTTGAACTTAGAAACTTCGTTCTCTATGATGTCGGCAAACTTATCATCCCCTGCATCGGTCTCTTTACGGCGTTGGAAATCAAGTTTGTTCAGTATCAAGTTGCGTTGGTTATTGATTTTTTGCTCGATACCCGAATATTTAAACGCTGGGCCTTGAGTAGCGGCAAGGATATCAGGACGGAAACCAATTGCTTGGCCAATTATTTCACCCGTTTTTACATCGTCTTTGCCGACTAACTCCTTGCCGCGACCAGTCTGCATACCTTCGTCTGCGTATTTGTTAGCAACTACAAGGTTACGAACCACAGCGGGGAGCATGCGCTCCAACATCTTCTGGTAGTCACCCATTGCGTAAGCATCGTAGGCATCGGCAAAACCTAACATCAAACTGGCAGTCGGGCCACCAAAGTGATCCAGCATAAAAGCAATTGCGCTTTCACGAGAAGTCTTAGTCTCTTTGCTGTCACGCCCAAATAGATCGGCTAGTCCAATACGAGCACCAATAGCCCATCCGGTAAGCGCATTAAATGGGCCTTCTTTAACGAGGTCGCTTACGGGCACGCCGCCAAGCGTAACGTCGCCTAACTTATCGGGGAGAAGTACTTCAAAGAACCAAGTAAAGAAGTCAATATTTTTAAGTTCTTCAGGCCAGTCGTCGTCCAAACTCAACTGGCTCCAAGCCCATCCAGCAAGCCCCATGATTGGGTTAATCAAAGCCATGTTTGCCGCACCAGCAAGCAAGAATGATGTGCCCATCATGCCAAAGAATTTAGTAGCTGCTTCTTTCTTGCCTTCTTTGTTGAGGAAGGGGAGCATCTTCTTAAAGTTGGTTAGCAGCAGCAAAGACATCTGCAACGGATACGTCTTGAACTGAAACGCAATCTTGCCAATACCTTGCTGCATAAACCGTGGGCGGTTTGTAACGTCGTAGTTACCCAGCGCTTCGTTGGTGGAGTCAACAGCTTTTTGTACGGCAGTGTCGTAGTCAAGTCCCTGCTTCTTACCCAACCGATACGCAGCTAGATACACGGCCTCACGGCTTAAACGCTCAGTGTTGTGCATCAATGCACCGACCATCAAGTTTGCAAGACGCTTGCCTTTACCTACAACACCCTCAAACTGCTCGGTGGACATGCTTTTGTAGCCCCACACCAAAGAGGCATAGGTTGACTCAGACACACCACGGGCTGTCATCTCACCGATAGCTTTGCGCTCGTCGGCAGGAAGAGTTTTGTTATTGGCAATGCTCGGCGCAGAAATAGAGGTTGTACCGTCTACATTAGGGCGGAATACGCTGTATTGATTAACCAGAGTGGTCATCTTTGCAAGCTCAGTAGCCGCACCTGTAGCGTTGTTGTAGTTACCAGCAAGTACAGGCAAACCAGAAATAAATATGCTAGAAGGCTGAATCAATGCCGACGCAGCAGAAGACAAGTACCAGAAGTAAGACGCTTTGTTTGCAACACCAGCAACAGACTCGCTTAAAGAACCGTGAGCGCCAGACAACGCCATGTCAATACGTTTCTCAGCTTCTTGCACAAACGGGGACAACTCTTCACGCTCGGCAATAGAGTTACGCGCTTCTGACATTGCGTTACGGAGAAGCGGCCCGTACTTCAAACGTGCCAACTGAATGGATTGTTTAGAAGCAGTAGTCGCAATGTTTCGCTGCAAGTCTGTACTAAAACCAGCCCGACCTTTACGGTGAGTAAACTGCCTGCGGAACGATTGCTCCGGCATTGTGGTCAGATAGATCTGGTAGACCGCATCCTTCAAACCTTCTTTAGCTTCAGGCGAGCCCAAGTCTTTGGCGTCGATTGCTGCAAAAACTTCTTTAAGCATCTCGCTTGAGTTCTGTGATGCGGCGCGTAGTTCTTTTAGGTCGTTGCCTTGCTCAAACTCTTTATCGGCCACCAACTCAGCTAAACTTTTCCCCCGTTCAGCCGCTAATTTTTTAGCCGCTTCATTACGTTCTGCGCGAGTCTCAAATAGATAGAACAAGCGTTGCTCACCCGAGCCAATGGCTAGGAAGAAATCACCACGGCGCACTAACGGGAAGAAAGGCTTGATCCTCGACTCGGCTTCAAATGTTTTACGCAAGACAGCCATCAGATTTTTCTTCTCTTCCGTAGTCATACCCTGCAAGTTATTTATCTGCTCGTCCAACAGATCAGAGTACAACTCAATGACTGACTCATAGTAGTCCCGCAACTTCTTGTACATGCGCTGACCGACAGGGCCGAGTGCTTTGTAGTCGTCATCAAGTTCTTTACTGCGTACACGGGTGCTAGTGTCAGACGGGTCTATCTCTGCCAGCGTAGTGGCGTACACAAATTCTGAAAATTTCTCACGGCTAAGTTTGGGGTCTTCCTTAAACCCACGGTTCATAGAACCAATTATCTGCTCTGCGCCAACCAAAAACTTCTGGGACATACCCAACATGCGTTGCATTTGAGTGTTAGCTTTATTTAGCGCAGGTATACCCGCATCAGCGGCCCACTTAGCTAAGAAGTCAAACGTAGGAAGGCGCACAGTAGCTTGTAGCTTGGCATACCCCAGCGCATCAGTTACGTTAGCCAGTATTTCGCGCACAGCTTTGGGGTCACGCGCCAACTGCATCAACTCAACGTTCTTAGCCTCTTCGCCTTCACGGGACAGCCGCACTTTTTCTTTTGCAATCTTTGCGTCTTTTTCAAGCTGAGCAGCGGTGCGTTTTACTTTAGAGTCGGCCTCTTCGTCGAACAAATCTTCTGGGCCTTTTTGTTGGAGCGAAGTTCTTCCTGTTTCAACTGCTGTCAGTCTTGTATCAAGCATCTTGTCTGTGATGTCAACCAAGTCAGTGAACGCAGTAGCTTCACCCTGCTTGATACCAAACAAATCACGGATACTGCTAACAAACGTAGAGAAGAGAGTTGGCTCTTTGCGTACACCTTGCACGCGCATCAAGAACTTTTGGAACTCCGGGCTAGACATGCCGTAAGCCAAGAACTCATTAGGGTCTTTAAATATGTCGTAGCTGTCTGTTTTGTCGTTGTAGGTTCTGCTAACTATGTCGTTAACGTCCTCATCAACCATGTCAAGGTACGCCAAGTCTTTGTATTCCTGCTCGGCACGCTTCATGATGCCGTCCATCTCGCGCATAAATTTCTGCAAACTAGCGTTTTTAAAGCCTTTCAATAGACCTGCTGTAATACGACTAGCCGTTGCTGCGTGCAACAATTCATGTAGCACTGTTATATTATTTATACCCTGTTGGTCTCCGAAGCTACTACCACGCACGTAGATAGTACGTTCTTTCCCTAGCATCACAAACAAGCCCCGCGCACCTTCTAACTCGGCAAGAATACTGGCCGGGGTTGCATCACCCTTCTCAACAACCACAAACTTAACGCCAACCACAAAGTTACGAATGCGCTGGGCCACAAACCGCTGGAACAGATTGCCTGTCTTGATGATTTGCGCAATTGCTTGCGAGCCGTTAACCAGTCCGCTAAACCCTGTGTCAGCTTTGGCTACTTTGGCCTCAGAAGAACGCATCTTTTTAGGAATGTCCTTGGGGTCGATGTCTTCTTCAAGCATCTGCTTGGCACGTTCACGCACTGCTTTGGGTGCGCTAGGATCATTTGCAGCGTCGTTGATATACATAGCTGCATTAGCTATGCTAGTTTTTTCTGCGGGCGAGTTATACGTCTCAAGCGCCGACTCCAAGGCAGCAAGTTCTACTTTGGTGTCCTGATCTACTTCAACAGTGCCGTCTTCTGATGGGGCTTTAGCTGGTCGGCCTCGGCCTTGTGAAGCAAGTGCTTTATCAAGTTCAGCTTGGTACTGAGTAGCACGGGCAGCATCGCCCCTGTCTTGCGCTTTAGCCAGATTTACAGCCGCAGTAGCTTGCTTCCTGTTCTTGTAGGTCGCGGTTACTGCACCGTCTGTAACGTGTTCAAACCCACCTTCGGGGTTCTGTGCTACTACATGCTTTTGCGGGGCGGGTGGCCGACCACGCTTACCGGTTACTGCTCCGGTTGTTGGTGGTGTTTGTCCTTCTTGCGCTGCTTCGATGGTTTCAGAGGTTTCAGTGCCAAGTGGGGCTCCTTCAGTTTCAGTTACGGGTTCTTCTATTGCGGCTGGTGCAAGTGTTTCAGGTGTTTTAGGTGTTTCAGTTACGGGTTCTTCTATTGCAGTCGGCTCGAGTCTTTCTCCTCCAACAACCCCTGTAACATCCTGTCCAGCAGGAACCACTCCACTTGGCTCAGCGACTCCAACTCCTCCGGCGGGGGGCTCTGCACTGGGCTGTCCAGCCACTTGAACGCTGTCTCTACTTGGCTCGGTGATAGTCTGTCCAACATTTGTTTCTCCTTGAGCTTCTACCCGCGCAAGTTCATCCGCTTGCACTTCCTCTTGAGCTAGGTTTTGGGCATCAATTACTGCTTGCTGTGGTGGGACGCCAGACGCAATTAAGTCTTGCGTGATTTGCTCAACACGGTTCTCAGGTACTTTTATGGCGGCGTCTTTATTCTCGGCCTTTAGCTGGGCATCAACTTTGCGTGTGGCAATATTTTCAGCGTTTTCTGCGGGAATACCTTGTTGGATATTAATTTCAGTAAGCGCGGCAATGCGGTCGGCGCGAACTTTTTCGGGTGTTGTTTCTAGTGGTGGCGCTTCTTTTAAGTCGTCGCTTGGACGCACTTTGCCAAGTTCGCCTAAGTTTGTATCCGTTGGTTTTTTCTCCGCCGCAAGCTCAGCGTTAATCACGGCTTGTTGCTCGGCCATCTTAGCGTCGCGTAAATTAGAACGCGCTTCTAGCGGAGCAGTAACGCCCTCGGCCAAAGCCTCAAGTAACACATCGGCGGGTTTGTTTTCACCTGTAGCTTTTTGCGCTGCAAACTCACCACCTGCGCCTCCAGCCATTTGGGTTGTTAATTCTTTGCCCCACGCCGCCATCGTAGCTTTTGTAGCCGCAGAGCCAGCAAGTTTGCCTTCCGCAATAAGAGCCCGTGCGGGCTTTAAGAACCTACCTGCTATGCCCATAGATAGAGCGTCGAATGCGCCGACGATTAAACCCCGCTTAGCGCCCTTGTCTTTGATCTCCGCAATAATTTTAGGGTCAGATAGAGCTTTGGACACCGCGTTTGCGTCCAGCATATTGACGCCTTTGTCTTGCAAGACATCAGCCATAACGGAGCCATACTCAAGACCACCAGAACTAAGGCCAGCCGCGCCAGAACGAGCCAAAACTCCAGCGGGGCCGAGCACCAAAGCAGGAGCCATAGCAGGCAAAGACACAGCCACCGACTCAACTAGCATGGTAAATGTTGCACGTGGGTTAGAAGCCAGAGCGGTAATAGCGTCGCCGTAAGTTTTAGCGTTGCCAATTTCTTCCATACCCTCACGTATAGCCTGTGATGGGGCAGCGGCAGCTCTTTGTTTTGCGTTACGCGCCAGCAAGCGTCCAGCGGCATCTGCGTCGGTTACACCGGTTTGAAACAAGAAACTTGTGGCCACATCGCCTAGGCTTGCGTCTACGCGCTTAAACATATTGCCCATTGCTTCTGCGACGTACTTTACGTCTGTTACGGGAGACTCAAAAAACTCCGTCTCGGGCGTTGCTTTAATTTCACCAGCGGGTTGGGCTTTAACGGCTGGTACAGGCGCAGCCATTGGCGCTTGCTGCTTAAAGTAGTCACTACCCCGCCCCTGTCCGTGCTTAACTACATCACCCCATTTGACGCCCATTTTCTGCAAGGACTGCTTCATCTTATTAAGGTCTGCACCCTCTTCAATAAGATTGACGGCGTCGTCTAGCATTTCCCTTCGGTCTTTGTACGGGGCGGCTTTAGCTGGCCCCGGTTCTTTGCCCACTACGGGCGCAATTGGGGTTTCAGCAGGGGCAATGTCAGCCGCCATTGCAGCGCCAAAGTCATATCCCGCTTTAGGCTCCGCAGCTTGCGTAGGTTTTTGTGTAGGCGCAGGTTGGCTCCCTGCAATTAAACGCTTAACAGTGGATTGGATTACCGCTGGGTCTGTGCCATCGGGAAACTCAAGAACTCGCCCATCTGCGAGTTGTGCCTCGATTGCCATAAGAACCCTTTACGGAAGTTGTTTACCCGCCGCATCAAATTTTAATACAGTCCTAGGGTTAGCAGATTGTGGGTTTACAGTTACATAATTCTTTTTAAACTTAGTTTCCGCAGCTTCTACGCTACCCGCATCCGCAACAGCTTTTTTCCACTCGCGGCTATTCATAAGCTTGTGTTTAGCAAGCGCTTCGTTTGCTGCAATATTTTCCTTAGACTCAACGGGTGCAATCCTAGTTGCAGCGTTAAGCCCCCCAATTTCACCAGTAGAAAACGAAGTCTTGGTTTGTTTTGCAGTCAATGCGCCAGCTTGTGCGCGTATACGTGCCGTAAATGCTTCTGGCGACTCACCTTTTTTTGGCTTACTAGTTGCCATTAGGTCAGCTACGTTATCTGCGTATAGTTGTTCAGCCAACTTAGGCCCAGCGCCAGCGCCAGCGCCTTTACCGGTAGCTCGATTACCTGTAACGCCTTTAGCGGCTAGGTTAGCCACGGCATTATTTAAATCAAACTCAGCTTTGTTTTCGTCTTGCTGGAACTTTCTGTAGTTCTCCATAGAAGCATCTGCGGCGCGTAAATTACCCATACGCTCTTTACGTTGTGCATCTTTAAGGGCAAACTGCATCTTAGCGTTAGCAGTTTTCATGGCTTGATCGGCACGGTCAACTTCGCCCATTGCACCTGCGTAAGCTGGCAGTGCGTTACTAGCGCCCTCAGAAAGACTACGGCCTTTAAGAACAGCGCCCGCCGCAGTCAACAGTGCCATAGCTTCACCAGTATTACGGCGTTTGGCTCTGTCGGCGTCTTCTTGCGCCCCACGTGCTATTTCAGGCCCGTAAATATCTGGGCCAGCATTTTTAGTCTCACGCTCTAAAAACTTTGCACGTAATGCTTCTTGTTCTGTCGGGTTTGTTTTTCGAGCCCTCCTTTTTTGCATATTTTCTATTTGTTTTATTAGCAGCGAGTTAAACCGATCAGTTGCACTACCTGTGCCAGCATCCGTAGCTGTATCCGTATCAGCGTCATCATCTACATACATACCTGTTTCGTCTTCGCTATACGGTGTACCGGGTGGCACGGTAAGCTCCCCACCGACTGGGGCAATGTTGTCCGTAACCAAACTGTTGTTATTTTCTTTGGTAGGCCCTGCAAACGCAACAATGCCGCCAGCAGCGTAGTCTTCTTCGGGCGTGTACATACCGGCCAAACCACCGGAAGCGGCTTGCATCGTAGGCTGTGGCATTGGGGGGCGCTGCGGCATACCTTGGGGGGCTTGACCCATTGCACCGGGCACCATCGCCCCTAGACCTTGCATCATAGGAGGAGGGGCCATGTTCTCAGCAACGATAGATGGGGACGAACTCGGCTGTTGTGCCTGACCCGCCATAGCCATTCTTTGAGATTCTTTGACCAGCTTCAGTGCATTTAGCGCAGTGTAGGGGTCTAGCTTAGGGTCAGGGCTCTGGCCCATCACCGCAGCTTGCAGAGCTTGAGGGTTTTGTTTGTACCGCTCGGCGTAGACAGATGCCATGTCAATCATGATTATTCCTTAAACCAAGTGATTCAAAGCAAGTGCGCCAATACCGCCGCCGTTTGATTCCACCGCACCGCCGTTGGCAAACAGTTTGCTGATACCAGCCGCGCCAAGACCCAACGATGCAATATTTTGTGCAGCCGAGGGAGGAGCTTGATAAATAGAACTACCTGTTTGCGACAGAGGCGTGCCGCGCAACATATCAGACATAAAGCTAAGCTGCTTATACGGGTAGTTCTGGAAGTTCAGATAGTCTTGGTATTTATTGTTTAAATCACTTTGCACCTGTTGCTGCTGTTGCAAACCGTACTGGTTCTGAAATGCGTTAATGCCCATGTTCTGTTGGTACTGCGTGTTGCCCAGATTGCCTAAATTTTGAGCAGCTTGACCAGCCGTTTGCAGACCCTGAAGACCTAGACCCGCACCAAACTGTTGCTGCTGAGCGTTAAGTTGGTTTTGAGCGTTGTACTGTTGCATTGCTTGGTTGTAAGCGTTTTGCAGCCCAGTAGCTTGGATGTCACCCTTTTGACGGGCTAAGTTATTTGCTGCTTGGCTACGCATAAGGTAGTCACCGCTACCGCCAAATGCACCCGAACGAGCCGCTTGAGCTTGCTGCGCTTGTCCTGCAATTTGAGCTTGGCGTTGAGCGTCCTGCTGCTGCCGAGCCACCACATTGTCCATGTAAGGACTCATCAGGTTTTGAGCAGCCGAAGAGTTAAAGTTCGCCGGGTTAAACGTGTACTGTGTATTAAGTGCGCCCAACCCAGCCATACCAGCCAAAGCCGTTGCGTCTTTTAACTGAGGCGCAGTCTGCATCAAAGCCGCGTTTTCATACGACTGGTTTTGCAGTGGAGAGAACTGCGCGGTACGCTCCCCCTGATACTGCATGTACGGATTTGCTTCTAAGTCAGTTAGAGCCGCACTCTGGCCGAGCATGTTTTGCGCATACTCTGCTACTTCAGGGGCAAAACCGTATTGGATTTGCTGTGTTTGTGTGGGCGTAGCCATGATTTATTCCTTATGCGGGAAGATATTTATCGGCGCGGCTATTTTTAGCCACTTTGCCTTTGCCAATTGAGTTTCGGCGGGCGGCTTGGATTCTGTCCATCATGGCGTACAGTTTACGCGCACCAGCTTCTGTTGAGCCGTTACCCAACTCAGAAACAATTCGTGCGGGAACTACAAATTCACCGTCGGCAAGTCGAGCCGGTTGTTTTTTGCCAATCATCGCGGGGATTGAATCACTAGTACCATCGCCGGGGCCACGCAGAAGCCTGCCGCCATCGGAGTAGTCACCAAGGTTATACATACCACCTCGGGCCAGAGCAGCTATGCCGCCGTAAGCAAAGCCATCAGGGGAAGCGCTTTCGGCGCTGTCAACACCACTACCACTAGGGCTACCATCAGGGCTACCACCAATATCATCTGCCCCATCATCCAGTTGGCCAAGGTCTGCTTGAACGTAGGTATCGTCTTGTATAGGGCCACCTACTACTACACCGGTATTCGTAGTGCCTTGACCATCATAGTCGCCCTCTTGGTCGCCTAAAGTACCCATCAAGCCGCCGCCCCACGTATAAGACCCCGGTATTGCATCGAGGTCGTTATCTTGAACATCTTGGTTCCTACTAGAAACAACTTCGTTAAGTGCTGTACCCCTGCTTTCCACAGGCGCAAAGTTGTTAGATTTGCTGTCAAACATATTTGCAAGATACCCAAGTGCAATTGGGAGGCCGTTAATAAGCCCGTAGCCGGGCATCATTCCTTTTGCAGCACCTAATGCGTAAGCGGCTATATTTGCTTGTAGTGGATTTTGTTCGAAAAACTCCGCTCTCCCTTTGTCAGACAGGTTTGTCCACGCAGGGTTTGAATCAACATAGGGGTCGCTACTTCCGCCGAAGGTACTATACTCGCCAAGACCCATGCCAGTATCTTTCGCGTCGCCTTTTAAGTTGTACCGTTTTTTAGCCTCGGCAACACTAATACCCAGCGCTCTGGCCACTTGCTCTATAGTGATGTTGTTGGTTTTCAGCCACTGTTCGTAGGCTTTGGTGTCTGTTGCCGAGCCGCCAGTAGCCAAACTAAGCAAGCCCCCAGTGGCCACTGTTGTACTGGTCAGTGCATCCGCAACTTCTCTGTCAGATTTACCGACAACTCTTTTGCCCTCGGGCGTGTAAGACACAGGGATATAGTCAGGGTTAACTTTGTATTTCCTAGTAACGGGATCGAACAAAACTTTCTTAGAAGCAATATTTGCAGGCACGCCTAGAACTGATTCAGAATACGGTTTCATTACCTCGCCAGTAGCTGTGTACGGCGTAGCTGAATAGTTTGATTTGCCCATCAAGTAGTCATAGGCTTGCTTAGAACCACCAGTCTGCTTGTTATATTTTTTATCAAACTCTTCAATTGTTTTAGGCGCATAGGACGTATAGCCCAAGCTACCTCCGCCAGCAGTATAGGCGTCCTTCACCTCATCCATACCCGAGAAACCGCCGTACGGACGACCCGGAATATTCGGCGTTACAGTGATTGAGCCGTCTGGGTTATATGTTTTATCGCCGGGGTTGGTAGCATTTCCATACGGATTTCGTATGCTATTAAAATCAAACCCCGTTCTAGCGCCGGGAGCCCGCAATTGAGAAGCAGCAAATATATCTTTGTCAAAGTCAATGTCCGAAGCTACTAGTTGGGCAACGGTTTTACCTGTTTGCCTCAGAACATCCGCTTCAGTCATACCTCTTGCTGCCAAGGACGCTGTGGCTTCTCTAATTTTTTGGGCAGTTGTAGCAGCCGAATCAGCTTTAGCGTAGGTTTGGAATTGGCCGTACAGGTTTTTAAGGTCTGGAATAGTTTTTGTTGCGTCGAACGCATCTTTGTACCATGCCTGCGTTTTATCAGCCGCAGTAACCTCACGCCCAAGCGTATTGCGCACCCACTCGTCGACAATATTAGTCCGATCCGCTGACTGATACCCCGTGTAAGGCGTGACAGCAGACGCATAGCTGCTGCTTCTAGCCGGGTCGGTATTAAATATCTCCCCACTTGTACGTGCGTTTCTCAAGAAATCTTCATACACTTGTTCTGGTCTTTGCCCAGCACTAAGCATCACTGGATTAAACGCTGCTATTCGGTCTGTATAAGTTGCAAGACCACCCGGATCTGCATCACGACCCAGCACATTGCGGTACATGTCGGCTACTTGCGTTTGTATAGGAGCCTTTGAAAGAGCCTTTTCTGTAGCATCACCAGCGACGCCTTGCCAAGCCTCTACCTCCCAAGGTGCCGCTGCGCGACCCCACACTTCTTGATAGGCTTTCTGCACCATATCATCACTGACCGTTGGTGATGTGTAATCTACTGTCGCCTGATATTGAGAGCTTGGGTTAGCTCGTTGTGCTGCTGTTAACGGGGAGTTTTGCAGTGACGATACAAGCGTTTGATAGTCTAGTCCTCCTGTACCGGCAGCTTGTGCCCTACTAAAATCCGTACGAGGAGGCGTACCAAACTTGTCCTCCGTCTCAGGAAACGGCATGTTCCCCGGACTACCTAAGGGGTTGTCGCTGTCCATAATAGGCATAGTAGGCCCCCTTGGGCCGCTGCCGACAGGCAGTGTGTCACCGCCGTCAGCCATGCGAACAACAGGCTCGCTACGCTGAGCAAAGTTTAATTGGCCGGGGCTGTAGCCGCCGTCATACATGCCCATCAAACCGCCATCGGCTGCTGTTTCTTCGTCTTCTTCTTTTTTTGCTTTTCTAGGCACTTCGTAGTTGCCTGTAGACGTGTAACGCTGGGTGTATGGATCGAATGAATACGTGCTCATCTGGCCGGGGCGCGTTGTTGTAGTCGGCATATTGGACTTAACTGCTTGGTCAGCTAGGATAGGAGCAGCACCTGCGGCTAAATATTTAAAATTGTCCTTGGCAAAACCACCAAAAGCGCTGGGGCTAGATGTGACTGCTTTTGCGCCTGCACTAAGT